ATTTTCATTGAGTACTTGTTCAACGATAGCAGTTGCTTTTGATGTCTTACCTGTGATAGAGCTACCAGTTATGGTAAAGACCATATCTCTACCAGTAGTATCAACCGTTCTGATTATCTGACTACGATTATATTTTCCAGCGGATGTTCTAAGTAAATCGGTGCCGGGATAATAAAAAGTAATTTCTTCTTTATACAATAAACGAAAAAGAAATTGGAATGCTTTCTCACTACCCTTTGCTCTATAAAATTCTCTAAGGTGTTTTAGAACAAACGGTTTGTTTGAATTTTGAAATATTGTTTCAGGAATATCTTCAGCAAATTGTTTCTTGAAATAATCTAAAAATTCGTCTGTTGTCTCATCAAGATTATTATAGCTGCGAAGATTCCCAATAATTTCATGGGCCTTACCTTCTTGCTCCATGTATTCATAGTACGCCTCCATGAAAGCAACAAATGTTTCATGGTCTTCTTTTACAAATGCAGGGAGTTGTCCCTCTACCTTGACACTTATACGTTCATCAAGGGTAGGATGTATTGGGTGATTTGGGGTTACAAGTGCCATATTAAGTTATCGTTTCCGCAACCATACTAATGTTTATAGTTTCTAAATCAGCAACATCATAAGTTAAAATCTGTTCCCTCAATGGTGTGATATCAGAATTATTTATTTCTGGTGTTACTGTTAATTTAATATTTGTCGTCCCGTCTATAATAGATAAAGGTCTGAAACTATTCAATACAATTTTTCCAGTTGTAAAGTCAATCGTTCCCTGCGTTGTTGAACCATCTGGCTGAGTAAAATATACCTTCGGTGAATCAACTACACCACTTGTCGTTTTGGCTAATTGAATTTTTCCTACAGAATCATCAACTAAGGAATATGTTTCACCATCAGTGGCCGTAAATGAAGTTGAGACTATACTACCCTTTTCTAATTTATTATTAAAATTCAACGTGTATGTAGCAGGTGTATTCAATGTAGCAGGACTAATCATTTGACGATATCTGACTGTTGTTTTATTATTCCTAATTGAATTATTTGTATTATCAATATCCTGTACAAGCTGTGAATATCTAAACTTCTGGTCAAATTTTTCAAGATTTGTTTGAAAATATTTTTGAATTGAAGTATCAATATTTTCCTTCAAAATAGATTCATCTGTTAAGTTTGTAACAGGGTCATAGTTCACCGTGACATCAACCAACAGATAATAAAATATAGGGTCAACAATTTCTGGAATAACAGTTACAACATTTACCTGTTTTAAAATTGAATTCTTAATAGCTTCTTTTGTAGCAGTACTGAAAGTATTATTCCCATTTGGTTTTAACCCAATAAAAACTTTTCCATATTGAACTGGATCAGCATCTTCTCCACCATAAACAACTAATGATTCAATATCAGGCCTTTGTTCTAATATAATTGCTTTGTAATCATCTCTTGTAGTAGCTCTTCTTTGTGCCTGATAAAGTTTAGGTGCTTGATATTGTATGGATTTAATTGACTGAATATCTGCACCACCGTTAGCAGCTTGATTAGTAGTTAGAGTATAACTTTCTGAATTCAATCCTGCTACTGAACCAGCAGCAGTAAAGGTACTTGCTTTATCAACTGTTGTTCCACTCGTTACAATGTACTCAATAAAAATAATATTACCATCACTTAATTGTCTACCAACAGCACCATCACCAAATGTAAGTTCATATTTTTTATTTTCTATTTCATTTAAAAAGAAAACTCTATCAGAGCCTTTAATCGTATTTACGTCAATCGAGTTTCCGTTCTTAAAAATTTCAACACCAGAATCAGTTGAAGAATTTTGAACCTTGACTGTAATCGTTGAAGTATCTACTCCAGCATTAGGAATAATAAATCTCTGTGTATCATCAGCACCATTTACTATATAAGACTTATTAAGAATTTTACCTTCCCATATTTCAACACCAGTTGCGGTATAAGTTCCACCACTCGTTCTAGGAACTGTGGTAGTTTTATTCGTAACAAAGTTATATGAAACACCATTCAAACTTGATGTGAACTTTGTATTTTTGTCAATGGTTAATGAGATAGGTGAACCAGAAGGTGTGAATGTAAAATCAAGAGAAGCTCTTGATGCCTTTACAGAAGTCGGATGAACATTAAGATGTTTTGCATGAGATATAACTGACTCTCTCAAAGAAGAGGAATCTAAGAACATTTCATTACCAAGCATATTTGCATAGTAACCCATGTAATGAGTATTGTAAGCTAGAAGGTCTATGAGTACAGCCATACCACTACCTTCAAAATCATAATCCTGAAATTGAGTTTGGTTTTTTAAAAATGTAATTAAGTTTGATTTTATACCGTCAAACTCTAGGTCTGTGATATTTAATTTATTTGATGATGGCATTATCTAAGCCTCTCTAGGAATAATTCGATTGTTACTGGATCAGGATGATTTACAACTCTAAAAGTAATAGTCACATCAAATCCATTTCTGTCTAAATCTCCACCTACAAAAACATCAAGCACTTCTGCCCGTGGCTCAAAGTTAGCAATACAAAGTCTGACAGCACTCTCTACATCATTCTTTGTATGGGGTGTAGCTAGTTCAAACAAATATCTAGTAACTCCCCCATCTATATCAGGCTGAAATGGACGTTCATACCGATTAGTGAGAATCAGATTTCTTACTGATCTCTTAACAGCCTCCACATCAGTCTTAATAACAATATCCTTAGTGACGGGATGAGCTCTGAAATCTAAATCCAAGTCACTCCAGCGTCTGCTATTAGTACTTAATCCTTTTGTGAATATTTCTGGCATATTTCTTAACTTCTTCCTTGTATTGCTGTTTTTATTGTGTTACTATTGATATGTGGTTGGGTTCAATAAATCTATTTACCTTGTCCTCTATATCGTTTCCAACTTCTTCTCTTATGCTTGTTCTTTGGCATACTCCTCTTAGATGAGCCAATTGAAGTAACCTTCTTAACTTTGTCTTTTGGTTTGCTATCTTTTAGTAAAGCCATTATGTATCTCCTATGATATTTTTAGAAAAGGGCCTGCTGATGCATATTGTTTTTTTGCCCCATAATATAATACATTTAAAAATTCATTTAATTTTTTACTTTTGTCTATTTTATGAAGTATTTCTATCCATCTAAAACATTGTAATTTAGCTGATAGTTGTGACGCAGTTCTATTGTTATTTTTTTCAAGTGACCTTGCTTTAGAAAACATCGTTGACCAATTTGATTTGCCAAAATCTACTTTCTGTTTCATAATATTAACTTTAGATAATTTTTTTTGTTCATCTACATAGAACTTTATATCTATAGGTTTCCATTTACCGACCTTTGGTAAATCACTACCCATTCTTCTCTTCAATCCACACTTAGATAAAAATGGGTCTATAGCTTCAGTTGAAGATACCTTTCCAAGTTTAGCTGCAGCACCTGAACCTGTCATATCCATTTGGGTTGATTCTCTTACACCACCAGAAAATGCTCTGACTTGAACATTAACTATAGCACCATCTACATCTAATGAAAATGATAATTCACCTGTTGAAAACTCACCCTTTTTATCTAAAGATAAATCACAATTAAAACTATTTTTTACTAAAGTAATTTTTTCTAACTTATTTCCTTTAACATTTGTTTCTTCTAATTTAACAGTCTTCCCTAATTTCTTTAAAGAAATACCTACCAATTCTTTTTTCTTAAATAAGGACTTCATATAATCATTTAATGCATCTAACTTGTTTGATTTCTCAGCTTTCATATCGCCTATAGATTTTATTTTATTTTCTATAGTCTTTCTTTTATTTTTTTTAACAATGTATATGTCTGCTGGATTCCAACTATCTTTAGTTCTTACACCACACTCAGTTAAAGCAATTTTTTCAACATAAGGCATAATACCTTCATCGCGTGAATATTCATAACCTTTACTAGATTTTAACCACTTCTTTAAAGCACTAGCCTGCATTTCAAAAGTTTTTGCCCAACCATCATCATATCCAGAATATACTTTTGAAATCAATTTTGCTGGAGGCATTTTACCCTTTTCAATATAATGTTCACATACTAGTCTAGTTGCATTTTCTTGTTTAGCTGTTTCTGCAGCGTTCATTGAAGAACCACCAGCACCAGACCCATTGCCAAATGCTATATCAAGACCTGTTAAATCTACTACTTTTTTTAATTTTTGTTTTACTTTTGTTATATTATCTGTGTCTTCGACAATTCTTGGAATTTTTATACCAGAGAAATTTTTAGTAGGGTCTAATATAATAGTCTCGCCATATGTTTTTTTTACATAATTAAATACAGACGAAGCTTGTTCACTAAATTTCTTTTTCTTATTGAGAATTTCTTTAGTATTTTTAGGTCTAAAATTATAGGCCATAACCCTCTATCCCTTACTTCGTATTTATAAGTTCTATCCCGAAATTTTTCCGAATATCTTCTATTTCTTCATTTTCGTCAAATATAGCTAAGTGTATATTTCTTTTAGGGCGGGTATATCCGTATGCAAATCCTCTCTCAAACTCAAAGAGGTCATGCTCGTCAAATTTGTATCCAGCTGGATATAGGTGCTGGGCAATGAATTCAAAAAT